AAGAAAATAAACCCTACGCTGCATGTATATTATTAGACGCATGGAAAGAAAGATTAGAATATCCAGATTTAAGAAAACGTGCGCAAGATAATTATAGAGAATGGATGCCCGATGGAGTATTAATTGAAAAGCGAGCCTCGGGTCAATCTTTAATACAAGATATGAGAAGATCAGGGGTTCCTGTAATTACGTTTTCTCCAGATAGAGATAAAGTTTCAAGAACACATAGTGTTGCAAGTATGTTTGAAGGTGGTTTAGTCTTTACACTTGATAAAGAATGGACTAAAGACGTAATAGAGGAATCTGCTCAATTTCCTTATGGAAAGCATGATGACGTACACGATACATGTGTACAAGCTTTAATGCGAATACGTGAAGGATTTTTAGTAGTACACCCAGATGACCCTGAAGAAGATTATGACGAAAAAGTTACAAAGTACAGGAAACACAAACGTTATTACTCTTAACGTTTTCAATCGTAAGCCATCATCACGAGTATTAGCTCGTCATGAAAACGAAAAGGTAATAGATTGTTTACATAGTGCAGCTATAGCTATTACAGATAGAATGGATCTAAAAGGTTATGCTTTAGTCGCATGGGATAAGAAAGGAATTCCTTGTATATCTTACTATGTAGATCACCCTGAAAATCCTATATCTGATATGATGATTCCTAGCTTTACACAAACTTGTTTTCAAGGTATAGTTTCACAAAGATTATCAAAACCGGAGGATTTAGATGGTGAAGAATAATAAACAATATGGAATAGAAGATGTAAAAGCTTCTAATAAAAGATTTTACGAAAAGTTTCCTGGTGCTAAAGAAGATGCTGCTATGCTTAAAAGAGCTATGCAAGATAATGATAACGAAATTGTAAAAGAAGTTGATCAAGATAAAATCAATCGTGAAAACTTTGAGCAAGGTTTAATGGGAATCAAACCACAAGGTATTATCATTAAAAGAGTAATATAATTATGCCTAAAGATATGTCAGAAAGACTTGCTGGTTTAAAAGAAGCTGTTAAAGAAGGATTTGAACATACAAACCCTGCACGAGTTAAAATGACACCCGATGAATCAAAAGAAGATAAAACAAAAGATTTACTTCCAGTTTCTGAAAAAGATATAAAAACATTAGGTGGTGAAGAAGCAAATATATTACAAGGTCCAAAAGCCCATGAAAAACTTTTAATAGAAAAATTTAAAAAAGTTTTTAAAAAAGAAGGAAAAAAAGCATGAAGAAGATTAGTACCAAAAAATTAGAAAAAGGTTTAATGCCTTCTCAGTCTAAGATGAAAAACAAAAATGGTAAAAAAAACTCCAATTGTTGATTTAATAAATGAAGGTATAGCACTTCAAGGTGAGTACTATTTAACTCCAGAAGAAATGGATTATATAGATGAAGAAAGAGAAAAGAATAAAGGAAAGAAACTTTACTTTGATCCAGATATTGAATATATAGGAAGCATCGAATCATTTGATGATAATGGTTTTAAAAAGGGACAAGATAAATCAAGAGGATAATATGGTTAAAAAAACTACAGAAGAAGTTACTAAAAATATTTTAGATATAGAATTTGAAAATCTTTCAAAAGAAAAAGATTTTGATAATGAAGGATATATGGAAGATCAAGATTCATCAAGAGAAGATGATATGGATGACAATGAAGAAGTTGCTGAAGTAGTTCCAATCTCTAAAGAAAAAAGTCCTTTAGAAAAAGATGTATATCCACAAGGTCGTAGAGAAAAATTTAAAAATAAAGATAAACCAAATCCATTTAAAAAAGCATGAAGATGTCAGCAGGATCAGGTTCAGGTTTAGGTCGTTTACAAAAGTCTATGACTATTAAAAAGCCAAAAAAGAAAAATGGCAAAAAAAAGTAATCCATACGGAACTGGTTTATTTTTTAAAAGGACTAAAAAGAAAAGACCTGGAAGACATTCTAAAAGACCAAATAAATCTGTAAGTAGAAAAAAATATAATGGACAAGGTAGAATATGAGACGAGAAAATCCAATTAATACTTCTGTAAAATCTGGAAACTTTAGACCTACTAAATCAGGTGCGGGTATGACACGTAAAGGTGTTATGGCATATAGACGAGCTAATCCAGGTTCTAAGTTATCAACAGCAGTTACTGGTAAAGTAAAACCCGGTAGTCGTGCTGCAGCAAGAAGAAAATCTTATTGCGCAAGATCAGCTGGTCAAATGAAAATGTTTCCAAAAGCTGCGAAAGATCCTAATAGTAGATTAAGGCAAGCTAGAAGAAGATGGAGATGTCGATAATAATTAGAATATTAAATAAATTTAATTCTTGGCTTTCTTATAAATTATGGAGATTCGAATTGAAAAAAAGAGCCAAAAGACTTCAAAAATAAATTGTATATTTTATCTTAAAATAGGCATTTGTTCTTTATTACAGGCCTGTAAATGTCAAAAAAAGTAATTATATAACTATTAACAATAGGAGATAATTATGTTTAACCCTTTAGATTATTTAGATTATAGTAAAGTTAAGAGCTTCTGGACTGACTATAATCAGAAAGTTCAAAAGTTCTGGAAAGATGCTTTTGAAGACTACAAAGCAAACTTCTCAAAATAAGATCCTTTTTGATTGTTTAATCACTGGAATAATTAACTTTATTCCAGTGATTTTTTGTTTTATACTACTCTATAGATGTATAGGGTATGAACCCGGAGGTATTAAACAATGAAAAAAATGAAAAATAAAAAGAAGAAATCTTTTCCAGATATGTCAGGTGACGGTAAAGTTACTAAAAAAGACATTTTAATGGCAAGAGGCGTTCTTAAAAAAAAGAAAAAATAAGTGTTAAGTAGATCAAGGTTTGAAAAACAAATGACAAGACCTAGAAAAAGAAAAGTAAAATCCGATTATCTTGCCGGTCTATCTGGTAAAGAAAGAGCAGCAAGAAAAGCTGCTCTTTTAAGATTAAATAAAAATACTAAAGGTTCAGGTATCTTACCAGGTGATTTAAATAAAAAAGGTAAATTAAAAGGAAGTAAAAAACAAAGTCCACATAATGAAAGGTTTAGAAGAAAATATGGGTAATGTTTCTAAAGCAATACAAAATAAAGCAAAAAAAACTGGAGTATCAACTTCTAAGATAAGACAGATTTATAATAGAGGTCTTGCTGCTTACAGAACAGGAGGTCATCGTCCGGGTGTATCATCACAAGCATGGGCAATGGCTAGAGTAAATTCTGCATTAACAGGTGGTAAAGCTGCTAAGGTAGATAAAGACATACTTAAAGGTAGAAAAAGTAAAAATAGAAATCCTGATGGTACAACTAAGAAAGGAAAAAAATGAAACAAGGATTATACGCAAATATAAATAAAAGAAAAAAAATGGGAAAGAGTAGATCAAAATCAAAATCTACTATATCTAAAAAAGCATATGCAAATATGAAAAAGGGATTCCCTAAAAAATAATATGGCACTTGAAGTTGAACTAGATAAAAAGAAACTGCAATACACCGATGATGAAGGTAAGAAGATTACTGTCGATGTAAATGAAGATGAAACTGAAAAAGCTGAAGAAGAATTTGAATCAGATCATTATGAAAATCTTGCGGAAACTTTAGACAGTTTTAAAATTTCAAGAGTAGGAAAACAATTAATCACTGCTTATGAAGATGATAAGTCTTCAAGAAAAGAATGGGAAGACCAATATTCTAAAGGTCTAAAGATGTTAGGTGTAATTGTTGAAGATAGAAACGATCCATTTCCTGGTGCTTCTGGAGTACATCATCCATTACTTGCGGAAGCAGCCACACAATTTCAAGCTAGAGCTATAGCTGAATTATTTCCAGCGGGAGGACCTGTTAAAACTCAAATAATAGGAAAACCTACAGATAAAAAAATAGATCAAGCTGCACGAGTTGAAGATTTTATGAATTATCAACTTACAACTCAAATACCTGATTACTTTAATGAATTAGATCAAATGTTATTTTATTTATCATTATCAGGTTCAGCTTTTAAAAAAATATATTTCGATGATACATTAGATAGAATTTGTGCAAAATTTGTACCAGCTGAAGATTTTGTAATATCATATCAAAATACAGATTTACAAACTGCAGAAAGATATACTCAAGTAATGAAATTATCAGTAAATGAAATTAGAAGATATCAAGTTGTAGGATTTTATAGAGATGTAGCATTAACTAAAACTCAATCTGATACTAATGTAGATGATCAAATTCAACAAACACTTCAAAGATTAGAAGGTATGTCTCCATCATCTGCTGATAGATTACATACAATTTTAGAAATGCATGTAGATTTAGATTTAGGAGAAGATGAAAATGGAATTGCTTTACCCTATATTGTTACAATTGATTATGATATGGAAGTTATTTTATCAATTAGACGTAACTGGAAAGAAG